GAGGTGCCGATGGTCGGCTTCTTTGGATGGACCGCCGAGCGCGGTCGAGACGGCAGCTGGTTCGCGACCAAGTTTGTCGAGAAGGGTCCCACGAGGGGCAGCGCGACAGGAATCGTTCGCTCGCGTCACCTGTTGGTCAACGTCAGCAAATCTGCGGACAAGGAAGCTGCGATGCGTGAGATCAAGCGTCTCTACGTCATCGGAGCCCTGCAATGACGAGACCGACCGAAAAGCATGGAGAAAATGTGGAATCGGGGGTAGTTGTCCCTCGCAAAAGGGACAACTCATATTTCTGGCGGTCTGACGAGGACAGATACATCAGGACCCATCGGCTTGACGGTTATCTGCTGCTGTCGGAGATGATGACAGGCCGTGGCTGGCCGAGGTCTCCCGAAGCCATCAAGAAGCATGCCAAGAGGGTGCTCGGAATCAACCTAAGCAAATACCCCGAATCGGGGATGCACCGCTGCATCTCGTGCGGGAAGTGGGACGTGCGCCCCAACTCACATGCCGGGCGAATGGGGCTTTGCCCCGCCTGCTGGAGACGAAGGCAGGCGGAAGCCATACGTGAGGGCATGGACGAGAAAAAGGCCGAGGCCGAGTACCAAAGGGAAAAGAAGCGCAGGCGCGATGCGAGAAAGCGCCTGCAACGAGAGAAGGAAAAGAACAATGGAAGAGACTATGGAGCAGGTTCAGGCGAAGCCGGAGCCCGTGAAGATCTCGGCGCTTGAGCTCGAGAACGTCAAGCGCATCAGGGCCGTGGCGCTGCGACCGACCGAGAACGGCCTGACCGTCATCGGCGGTCGCAACGGCCAGGGCAAGACCAGCGTGGTCGATGCAATCTCGTGGGCGCTCGGCGGCAAGCGCAAGCAGCCGTCCAAGCCTAACCGCGAGGGCAGCGCGACACCCGCGAAGTTGCACGTGGAGCTGAGCAACGGCCTCGTGGTCGAACGCTCGGGCAAGAACGCATCGCTCACCGTGACCGACCCATCCGGCAAGAAGGCAGGCCAGAAGCTTCTCGACAGCTTCATCGAGGAGCTTGCGATCGACCTGCCGAAGTTCATGGTCATGACCGACAACGAGAAGGCGCAGGAGCTTCTGCGAATTATCGGCATCGGCGGCGAGCTGGACGAGCTGGACAAGAAGCTCGGCGAGCTGAAGGCCGAGCGTCTCGACATCGGTCAGCGCAAGCGCGCCAAGGACAAGATCGCCGAGGAGATGCCGTTCTTCCCCGATGCCCCCGACCACCGCGTGTCGCCCGCCGAGCTCATCGAGCAGCAGCAGGCAATCCTCGCAAAGAACGGGGAGAACCAGCGCAAGCGCGAGAAGGTCGGCATCATCAAGCAGCAGCGCGACAACCTGAACATGCTGTGCGACAGCCTGAACAGCCAGATCATGTCGCTCAACGAGGAGCTGAAGCGCAAGACCGAGGAGCTGATGAAGCTCACCGAGGACTACCAGACGGCGCTCAAGGATGCAGCCGACCTCGAGGACGAGAAGACCGATGAGATCGAGCAGAGCATCGCCAACATCGATGCGCTCAACCAGAAGGTCGAGGCGAACGAGCGCCGTAAGCAGGCGCTGAAGGATGCCGAATCCCTGAACGACGATTATCAGAGCTGCAACAGCGAGGTCAATGCGGTCGAGGACCAGCGCAAGAAGCTGCTGGAGACCGCCAAGATGCCGCTGGACGGCCTGACGGTCGAGGACGGCAAGCTGGTGTACAACGGCGCGGTCTGGTCGGACATGAGCGGTGCGGAGCAGCTCCGCGTGGCGACGGCGGTCGTTCGCTCGCTCAAGCCCGAGTGCGGGTTCGTCCTGGTCGATAAATTGGAACAGATGGACCCGCAGACGCTCGCCGAGTTCGGTGCCTGGGCCGAGTCCGAGGGCCTTCAGGTCATCGGCACCCGCGTGGCGACCGATGACACCTGCTCGGTCATCATCGAGGACGGGCGCGTGGTCGAGGGCGCCGGGCAGCTGAAGGCCGAGACGCCTGAGATTAAGGTCGAGATTCCCGAGGTCAAGATTCCCGCCATGACGCAGTTCGGAGGTAGCTTCTAATGACGTTCCAGATCACCCGCGGTCAGCGCCTGCGCCCGCAGAAGGTCGTCCTCTACGGCCCCGAGGGTGTCGGCAAGACGACGTTGGCAGCTCAGTTCCCAAGCCCTCTGTTCATCGACACCGAGAGCTCGTCCGACTACCTGGACGTCCCGCGCCTTCCCGCGCCCACGAGTTGGCAGATACTGCTCGATGAGGTCACGTGGATTCGCGATTACCCCGAGGAGTGCGGAGGCACCCTTGTCCTGGACACAGCCGACTGGGCGCAGAAGCTGGCGGTCGATGACGTGTGCAACGCCATGGGCTACAAGAGCATCGAGGACGCCGGCTACGGCAAGGGCTACACATATGTCACCGAGCGCTTCGGCAAGCTGCTGAACCTGCTGAGCGAGGTGTGCGAGCGCGGCTGCAACGTGGTCGTGACCGCCCATGCCATCATCAGCAAGTTCGAGCAGCCAGATGAGATGGGAGCCTACGACCGCTGGGGGCTGAAGCTCATCGACGGCAAGAAGGCCAGCGTTGCGGCGATGCTCAAGGAGTGGGCGGACGCAGTACTCTTCGCCAACTACAAGACCATCGTCATTACCACAAGCAAGGACGGCAAGGTCGGCAAGGCCCAGGGCGGCAAGAACCGAATGCTCTACTGCTCGCATGCCGCCACGTGGGATGCGAAGAACCGCTGGGGCCTGCCGGACGAGGTTCCGATGGAGTACCAGCAGCTGGCTCCATTCATCCCCGTCCCGCAGCTCGCACGGCAGCAGCCGCAGGTGCAGCAGCAGGCGGTCGAGACGGTCAACGTCTCGACGGTCACGCCCGAGCAGATCGAGCAGGCGCGAAACATTCCAGACCCGTTCGAGCCTGAGCGCCCGGCATACCTCAAGCCGCTCTACGACCTGATGCAGCGTGACGGCATCAGCGCGGAGACGGTGAGCGAGGCTATCTTCAAGCGCGGTTATTTCCCCGAGGGCACGCCGGTCGACTCGCTGCCCGAGGATTTCGCAAACTTCCTCGTCGCGGTGTGGGACGGGATGCGCGAGTACATCAATTCCGGCATGGCAGCCGGTCGAAAGGAGTAAGAAATGGCAAACGATATGGGTCAGTCCTTTGGGTGGGACGGCGAAATCGATGCGGTAGAGAACGAGTTCGAGTTGATGGAGCCCGGCGAGTACTGGGCCACGGTCGAGAACGTCGAGCGCCAGCAATTCAACGGCAGCGACAAGATGTGCGCCTGCCCCATCGCCAAGGTGAACGTCCGCCTGGACAACGGTCGCGTGCTTTCCGACCGCCTTTTCCTGAATTCCAAGAGCGCTTGGAAGATCACCCAGTTCTTCGTCTCGATCGGGATGCGAGCGGTCGATGCCCCCAAGGAGCAGAAGCTGAAGATGGATTGGGTGGGAGCTGTCGGTCGCCGGTGCAAAATCAAGGTCGGCACCCACGAGTACAAGGACAAGACCTACAACGAGATCTCCGAGTGGATGAAGCCCGAGGCGCAGGCCGCAGCACCCCAGCAGCACGTCTACGGCAACGCCACCCCCGAGCCTGTCTCACCTGCGCTGCAGGGCATGATCAACCAGACCTTCCAGCAGGCGCAGGCCGTGCAGAACGGGGGCTTCTAAGGAATGAAGTTCAACCTGCGTCCCTATCAGGAGCAGGCCATAGCCGCAATTGAGGAGCGCTGGGAAGCGGGAGACCGCGCAACGCTCCTCGTACAGGCAACGGGCACCGGCAAGACTATCGTCATGGCAGGTGTCACAGAGGACGCGGTCCGCGATGGCGGTCGCGTCCTTATTCTTGCCCACCGCGGCGAGCTGCTCCAGCAAGCAGCCGACAAGCTGCAATCATCGACGGGGCTGCGCTGTTCGGTCGAGAAGGCCGAGGACACGAGCGTTGGGACATTCGAGCGCGTGACGGTCGGATCCGTCCAGACACTGTGCCGCGAGAAGCGCCTTCGGGCGCTCGGCAGGGACAGGTTCACGCACATCCTCATCGACGAGTGCCATCATGCCGTCTCATCGAGCTATCAGGCGGTGCTCGACTACTTTGCCGGTGCAAAAGTACTGGGCGTGACGGCGACGGCAGATCGCGGCGACCGCCAGAACCTCGGCAAGGTGTTCGACTCACTGGCATTCGAGTACAACATGCCCGAGGCCATCAAGGACGGCTACCTCTGTCCCATCAAGGCGCAGACCGTGCCGCTCCAGCTCGACATCTCCAACGTCTCGGTTCGCTCCGGTGACTGGGCGGCAGACGAGCTTGGCACCGCGCTCGACCCGTACCTGCCGCAGATCGCCCAGGAGATGAAGAACGCCGGGCTTGAGGAACGCAAGACGGTCGTGTTCCTGCCGCTCATCAAGACCAGCCAGAAGTTCTGCCGCCTGCTCAACGAGTGCGGTTTCCGCGCCGTGGAGGTCAACGGGCAGAGCGAGGACCGTGCTCAAATTCTCAAAGATTTCGACAGCGGAAAATACGACGTGTTGTGCAACTCACTCCTCTTGACCGAGGGATGGGACTGCCCGAGCGTCGACTGCATCGTCAACCTCCGACCGACTAAGAGCCGTGCTCTCTATTGCCTCGATGAGAAGACTGAAGTGCTCACGAAAGACGGCTGGAAGCTCGATGTCGAGGTCGGTGACGACGTACTCGCCTTCGATATGCGCACCGGTGAGACGAGATTCGTCCCCGTCATCGAGAAGGTAAGGCGAGCTCTGGGCAGTGACGAGCGATTCTGTAGCATAAAGGGGCAGTCGACTGACATCAGGGTCACAGATAGACACAGGATGGTATACGACAACAAGCGCCGCAAAGGATGGAAAATCAAGGAGGCACGCGAGTTGGCTGCCATGAAGGACGGCGCTTGCATACCCGTCTGCGGTCACGGTGTGTTCCCCGGCGTGCCGCTGACGAATGCCGAGCTGACCTTCATCGGCTGGGTCATGACGGACGGGTGCATCAATAAGGCGAACGGCCAGATAACCATCACTCAGGGCGAGCAGCAGAAGGAGTACTGCAATGAGATCGAAGAGTGCATAAAGGACTGCGGCTTCAAGTTCACACGGGGATCGCGGAAACGAACGCCGGACGAGACCCACTTCAACGCGCATGGCAACCTCGCCTACTGGACTATATCGAAAGGTGCCCCAAGGGGCCGCGACAAGCACCTCAGCGGATGGGGTCGACTCGAACCCTGGCTGTCAAAGGACATGAGCGTAAAGCTCTTCGATATGACCGAAGAGCAGTTCGACATCATGCTCGAGGCGATTTACCACGGTGACGGCAACAAACACTTCACCACCAGCTACCACATTGGCAAGGGAAACAAGGTGTTCATCGAGCGCCTCCAGATGATGGCGATCCAGAGAGGGTATCGGGCCAGCGTGTCTGTCGTCGAGTACAACGAGGTTCGCAAGTGTAAGCTCTGGACCATCCATCTCAAGAAGCAAGATTTCGTCAACGTCGGTTCGGTGTACGAAAAGCACGCGAGATGGGAGGTCGAGGAACGTTCGGACGAACTCTGCTGGTGCGTGCAAAACGAGCTCGGGACGCTCGTGACCCGTCGTAACGGAAAGGTAGCTATCGTAGGCAATTGCCAAATAGTCGGTCGTGGCACGCGCCTGTCCCCTGAGACGGGCAAGACCGACCTGCTCCTGCTCGACTTCCTGTGGATGACCGAGCGTCTGGAGTTGGTTCGCCCTGCAGCGCTCGTTACGAGCTCTCGCGAGGTCGCGCAGAAGATGACCGCCATGGTCGAGCAGGCCGGATGCCCGGTCGACCTGCAGAAGGTCGAGAGCAAGGCATCTGACGAGGTGGTCGCGGAGCGCGAGGAGGCCCTTGCAAACCAGCTCGCCGAGCAGCGCAAGAAGAAGGCGAAGCTGGTCAACCCGCTGCAGTACGAGATGTCCATCGCCGCCGAGGACCTGAGCGGATACATCCCCGAGTTCGCCTGGGAGATGGCCCCCGCCACAGACAAGCAGAAGGCCGCGCTCGAGAAGTACGGCATCGACGCTTCCGAGATCTCCAACGCCGGCAAGGCATCGAAACTGCTCGACCGAGTGAAGAAGCGCCGCGACAGCGGGCTCAGTTCTCCCAAGCAGATCCGCTTGCTCGAACGTCGAGGATTCAAGCATGTCGGCACGTGGTCGATGGAAGCCGCAAGCTCGATGATTTCCCGAATCAGCGCGAGCGGATGGCGAATCCCAAACGGCGTAAACCCTGCGACGTACGTACCGAGTGAAAGGAGTGAGTAAGATGGCGATTGGATTGCCGAAGGATGGGAATGGAGAGGTCATCCCATTCAACACGACTATGATGTACCGTGAAAACGGTAGTCAATTTCATGTGACAGATTTCTTCTATGAAGTGAGACCTAATAAATGGTTCGCAAGAAGCGGTAGTAAGTGCATCGAGACCAATAAGCTGCAACTCAACATCAGAAAAAAAGCTGGCGGCCTTTGCCTGCTCTTCTCTCCGACAACGTATTCCTGCGATGACTGCGCGATTAACCATACATTTGTTGAGTGCGATGGTTCGACTGCCAGGACAATCGGCACATCGAATCACAATGATTCGGAGTGATGCCGAATGAGCGTAGAACTTCCCAAGGACGCCGAAGGGCGCGAGATTCCGCTGGATACCGTTGCTTTATATGACGATGACGGCAACGTCCACAACATCCGCCGATTCATGTACACGAACGACTTTGACTTAAACGACAAGTGGATAAACAGTTGGATTGCGGTCGTTGATGACTACAAAACTGCCAAACCGGAGCAAATGCACCTCACCCCGCCCGACAGCTGGGAGAAGCTGGAAGAGGGCTTGAGCAGGGCTGTCGAAGCAAACAACATTTGTATGTACTTCAGTGAGAGTGGAACATGTCTAGATTGCGCCATCAGTAATACACCTGGTGACTGCTCTCCGAAAGTGCTTGAGCATATTCTCGACCGCATCCGCACGCTGAGGGGAGAGGACTGATGAGCTGCTATTTCTGCGGAGGCTCGCGCATCGCGTCAGTTCATTCTGCGCCTTGCCGAGACGTCCGAAGCTGGTCTGTTGGTTCCATGACCCTGACGCGTCGATACGACGGGGAGCCGATCGTCAGGATCGAGCTGGATACCAGCGTGGAGCTCGACGTCTCAGTCAACGGCTCGTACGGAGAGACCGTCGGCGCTGACGTGAAGGCGACCGCCTACATCGAGGACATCGGATACTGCCCATTCTGCGGACGCAAGCTGAAGGAGGAGGACTGATGAATGGCATCCCGATTCCAGTTTGGTACTTAAAGCCTGGTAGCGATAAAAGGGTCAAAGCCTTGCTGCTTGAGATTTACAACGGATACGCGACAATCGCGCTCGAATCTGGAAAGTTAATCTCCGATCACGTCGAATACGTGACGTTCGACAGTCCTAAAGACGCTTTCGCTGTATTCGCATGGATGGATGGTGAGGACGAATGACCGACAAAATCAAGCTGAAGCCATGTCTGTTCTGTGGCTCCACGGATCCGTTTATATTCACCTGCTCAACAGTTGATAGCGATGAGACAAGGTACGGCTTCTATTGCTGGCTCTGCAAGACAAAAGGGCCGCAAGCGCCAAGTGAAGAGCTGGCAGCAAAAGCATGGAACAGGAGGGTGTTCAATGACAGCCAAGGCAAAACCACGCTACGTGCTCAACAAGAAGGCCTTGCAGCACTACCTGATTGACCACGACCTAACGCAAGACGATTTTGCCAAGACTCTTGGCATCTCGACTTCGTATTTCAACGAGCTGATGAACGGGCGAAAATGCATATCAATCAGCAACATGTTCTCGATTGCAGAAGAGACGCATATGGATATTCGCGTCTTCTTGGAGAAGGTGGACGAATGATTACCGATGACGAGCGACGCGAGGTGGCAGAAAAGCTGCGAGAGCAGGCGGAAAATAGTTACTTCACGCTGATGCAGTGGTGGGATCATTTACAGCTCACAGTAATGGGCAAGGTGTATCTCACGGCTCCTGAGAAGGTCTACCTTGCCCTCGCAAATCTTATCGACCGTGGCGTCTGCTGCAACGTCTACGACGAAAGCGAATGCGGCGCATGCGACAACGGCTTTGATTGCTCGGTCTGCGGCTGCAAGGTCGAGGATGAGGAGCACTACCACGTGAGCGGCACGTGGAACTTCTGCCCCCAATGCGGCAAGAGAGTGTGGCCGAAAAAATGAGTGACGTCTACAAGCTGACGCAGAAGAGCGTCTGGACAAACAATATCGGCAGGCACACCACCTGGTATCTGCTGGATGAGCACAAGATGGGCTACTACATCGACTACATCGAGTGGACGGCGCAGCGAGACTGGGGGCTTCTCAGGCTGGATTCCGAATGCATGGCCTTCCGCTACAACGGCAAGAAGGGCTGCGTGACCAGCTGGAGCGAAGTCGATACCGTTCTCGGCATGGAACCGCAAGAGGCATTCGAGACCATCTGCGAGCACCTCGGGATAAAGGTGAGATACCTCTAGCTGGAAAGGCCGGAACAATTATTTCCCTCAATAGAAAGGAACCAAACAAATGAATATCACCAAGCGTAGGGTCGCGTTCGTCGCGGCCCTCGTCGTATCCGTCCTGGCTATCGTGACTGTCTGCGGTCTGGCTGGCTGCTCATCGTGCAGCCGTTCGGTCAAGAGCATGAGCAGCGATTTCAGCGGTGGAATCAACCGCACCGTCACGCTCTACGACAACACGGGCAAGGAGATCAAGAGCTGGCACGGCAAGTTCGACATTGAATCGAACGACCAAGAGGTTTTCTTTGACGATGCCCAGGGCAAGCGCGTGATTATCCAAGGCGGCATTGTCGTGAGTGAGGAGGATTAGATGAAGTTCTCACCGAACATCCAAATGATTCAAGCAGTGTTCGACAGCTCGAAACTTAGACCATCATACGCGCACGGCGTGGAGGATGCCGGGTGCGACCTCAAGGCGAATATTCCAAGCCCAATCACCATCGCACCTTGGAAATCGGTGTGGGTCGGCACGGGAGTGCATCTGGCGATGCCGGATGGCATGTTCGCGCTCCAGGCACCGCGCTCGGGACTCAGCTGCAACCATGGCATCACGCTCGCCAACGCGCCTGGAATCATCGACCCCGGCTACCACGGTGAGATTCGCTGCAAGCTGGTGAATCTGAGCGATGAGCCCTATACGGTCTACCCGCTTGAGCGAATCGCCCAGCTGGTGTTCCTGCCGTTCGTCAACGCCGTTTTCGCTGAGGTGGACAGCCTTCCTGATAGCTCGCGCGGCGAGGACGGCTACGGAAGCACGGGGGCGATGTGATGGCAGATCAGGTAGAAAAGCGCTGCGCCACATGCAGATTCGCCAAGAACCCGCATACGACCAAGAGCACCGTGGTCGAGGTCAAGTATCTAACGTGCTGGCATAACTTGCCGCACGTGTGCCAGCCGTGCAACACGTGCAATTTCTGGGAGCCGAAGGAGGTCGAGCGATGAGCGACCATCCAGAGATGATCGAGCAAATCAAGAAGATGTTCGACGAAAAGCGAGATGCGGCAGACAAGGCCGCAATCGATGACAAAGAGCCGTTCATACCGCTCGACCAAGTTGACGAATTTGCCAGCAAGGTAATCGACGTTCACGACATATCAGTAAAACGCCACAAAGCCGTTCGCGCTGTCGGTTTCCTCGAAGGTTTCGGCGCGTTGCTGTGGACGCAAGTAGGTCCCAACCTATCAGACGAAGAAGTAGTGGAGTTCGAGAAGCGCGTTGCCGACATTGCCGCGTATATCGGTCTGCCGCCACGCGAGGGGAGCGCCGAATGAGCGGGACGATAAACCCCAAGACCCTAAAGGCAATGGAGCTGCTGAAAGACAAGCGCCTGACAAACAAGCAGGTAGCCATGAGGTCTGGCGTGAGCGAGCGCCATGTTCGTAGGTTGCGCAACCAGATGGAGGTGGAGCAATGCAAGTAATGGGAGTGCAGCTGGATGAGGATGAGATTACGCTGACGAGGGATGCCGGGTGTCCCGAGCACTACAGGGGCGATGGATTCATCACGTGCTCCCGTGCCATGAAGGCGGCACTCGATAGATGGCCTGCTGCCACGGCGCTGTGCTGCACCATGGTGGTCTGGTGGTGGTGCTGTGCCTTCAAGTACGTGTGGAGGTGCATGGTCAAGGGCAAGACGATCGAGGACATCGACAAGGCAATCGACTGCCTGTACAAGCTGCGCAAGGAGATCAAGCCGTACCTGGAGTCGCAGATGAAGGCCGACCACGCCGTTGCAGGCAAGGACAAATCAGACCGAGAGTCGCCCACGCTGGAAGAACTGATAGAGCAGATTCAGAACGGTCAAGCGTGATAGCGCGAAATAAAAATCGCGCGACCACTTGCAAGAGAGGGAAAGGACAAGACAAATGGCAGGACACGAGACCGTGCGCTCGACCGACCTGAGCGCACTCCAGGGCATCTTCTTCGAGGAGCTGGACAATCTGATGTCGCTCGACATCAACGGTGATGACGAGGCAATCGAGCGCGAGATCAACCGCGCGAAGGCCGTCTCCGATGTGGGCGCACGCGCCATCGAGAACGCCAACACCGCCGTGGGCATCATCCGCGCACGCTCCGAGATGGCCGGCGCGAAGCTCGCGAGCGTCCCCGCGATACTGAAGGCGTAAGAGCGATGAGCAGGGTCATGACGAAGGCGGAACACAGGTGGCTTCTCGACACGGCCCCGCGATTCCGCTCATGGGACGATCTCCTCGCCTCATTCGAGTGCGCCTTCGGCTACCAGCCGAAGCGCCAGACCGCGCAATGCTACATCTCGAAGCACGGCGTGAAGCTGATGAGCACCACCGTCCGCTGGCTCGAGCATCCGGAGTTTGACGAGTTCCTGCGGGAATTCGTCCCCGGTCACGGACAGGGCGAGATCATCGAAGAATTCGAGAAAAGGTTCAACATAAGGTTGAGGGTCACACAGCTCAAAGACCGCGAGGCGACGCTGGGCCTGAAGCAGGGCACGTTCGGCGGCAGATTCGCGCCCGGCACCATACCTCCCAACAAGGGCAAGAAGCTGACCGACTACGTCAAGGACGAGGAGAAGCTGGCGAACATCCGCAGGTGCCAGTTCAAGAAGGGCGAGGAAGTCCACAACGAGTGCCCCATCGGCACGGAGCGCGTGAGCAGGGACGGCTACATCGAGGTCAAGGTGCCCAAGGAGGATGCCGACGACCGCGCCCACGGATGGTGGAAGCCGAAGCACCGGCTCATCTGGGAGCAGGTCAACGGTCGAAAGCTCCAGAAGGGCGAGAGCGTCATGTTCGCCGACCGCGACATGACGAACTTCGACCCCGAGAACCTCGTGATGGTCACGCAGGCGCAGCGGCTTTTCATCAACAGACACAACATTCCCTACCACGATGCCGAGTCGCTGCGCACCGCCGTCGCCATGGCGAAGCTGAACGGGGCGATCGTGACCGCCGAGCTAAGGCCGCGCAAATGCCTTTGCTGCGGAAAGACCTACAGGCCGCAGTACAAGGCGCAGCGCACCTGCCGCGAGTGCCTTGACTCGGGGCGCAAGGCCAAACGCAGCTACGGATTCGTCACGTGCGCCAAATGCGGCGCGACGTTCGAGAAGCTGAGCGCACGGGGGAAGTACTGTCCAAAGTGTCGCAAGAGGAAATTCAGAAAGGAGAAAGGCTGATGGAAGACCATAGCGACCTTCTGGACGCGCTCTCGGCAATCGACCCGTCCACACTCAACTACCAGGAATGGCTTGACGTCGGCATGGCGCTCCACGAGAGCGGGTTTCCGCTCGATGCGTGGGACGAATGGAGCCGCAGGGACGCCGGCAGGTACCACGAGGGCGAGTGCGAGCGCAAGTGGCGCGGATTCGGCTCGGGGCAGACCAGGGTGAAGTCGGGCACGCTCGCCGAGATGGCGACCGAGCGCGGCTGGGTCCCGCCGCGTGCGTCCCAGGGAATGGGCGAGGCGCTGTCGTGGGACGGCGAGATCTCGACCGCGCTCATCGACCCGTCATGGGTGGAGCCGGTCGAGCTGCCGGAAACCGACAAGACAGGTCCCGAGGAGCTCGTCGAGTACCTCGGCCATCTGTTTGACGAGGACGATGTGGTCGGCTACGTATGCGAGGGCTGGGACCGCGAGGGCAAGTGGCTCCCGAAGTCCAAGGGATGCTACTCGCGCACCGCCGGCGACCTCATGCGCGACCTGAAGAAGTACGGCTCCATCGAGCAGGCCCTGGGCTCATATGACGACCGCGCCGGCGCATGGATCCGCATCAATCCGTTGGACGGCAAGGGCGTGGGCAACGCGAACGTCGCGGAGTTCAAGTACGCGCTCGTCGAGTCCGACACGCTGCCCAAGGAGAAGCAGCTGGCGCTCATGCAGAAGCTTCAGCTGCCGTGCGCCGCAATCGTCGATTCCGGCAAGAAGAGCCTGCACGCCGTGGTGAAGGTCGACGCCCGCGACTACAACGAGTACCGCGACCGCGTCATGCGCCTGTACGACGTGTGCCGCAAGAACGGACTCGACCCGGACACCCAGAACAAGAACCCGTCCCGCCTGTCGAGGATGCCCGGTGCCATGCGCTCGGGCGAGCGGCAGCGCCTCGTAAGCGGTCCGTGCGGCAAGGCAACGTGGTCCGAATGGTGGGACTGGATGCAGGAGACCACCGACGACCTGCCCGACCCCGAGAACTTGGCATCCGAATGGGACAACATGCCCGAGCTCGCGCCGCCGCTCATCGACGGCGTTCTCAGGCAGGGCCACAAGATGCTGCTCGCGGGACCGTCCAAGGCGGGTAAGAGCTTTGCGCTCATCGAGCTGTGCGTCTCGCTCGCCGAGGGCAAGCCGTGGTTCGGGTGGGAATGCGCGCAGGGGAGGGTGCTCTACGTCAACCTCGAACTGGATTCCGCGAGCTGCCTGCACCGCTTCAAGGACGTGTACAGGGCGCTCGGCTACGCGCCAGAGAACGTGGGGAACATCGACATCTGGAACCTGCGAGGGCGCTCCGTGCCGATGGACAGGCTGGCCCCGTCGCTCATCCGCCGTGCGCTCAAGACGCGCCCCATCGCCGTGGTGATCGACCCGATCTACAAGGTCATCACGGGAGACGAGAACAGCGCCGACCAGATGGCGGCATTCTGCAACCAGTTCGACAAGGTCGCCCAGCAGGTCGGCTGCGCCGTCATCTACTGCCACCACCATTCCAAGGGCCTGCAGGGACAGAAGCGCTCCATGGACCGCGCATCCGGATCTGGCGTGTTCGCGCGAGACCCGGACGCGCTGCTCGACATGACCGCGCTGGAGCTGACGGACGAGTGCACCAAGGCGCACTACGACTGGCGCAGGCAGCACGCTATCTGGGCGGCATTCGATAAGTTCTTGCCGGGATGGCGCTCGGATGAGAAGTTCGTCGGCATCGACTCGGCGGACGATTTGCAGAAGTGGGCGAATGAGCCGGCGAACGGCGCACCCATCGAATTGCGCCGCGAGCTGGAATCCATCCACGAGAGCTTGCAGGAATCCTCGCGCGGATGGGCGGCATGGCGCATCGAGGGCACGCTTCGCGAGTTCCGAAGCTTCAAGCCCAAGAACCTGTGGTTCGAGTACCCGGTGCACCTGCCGGATGAGACGGGGGCCTTGGCTGACCTTAAGTGCGAGGGTGAGTACGACCCGAGGGCCAAATGGACGAAGGGACAAGAAGCTGCGCAAAAGGCCCGCAAGTCGGTGCAACAGCAGAAGATAGACCTGATCCGCAAGGCTATGGAGCAATGCGCCGAGGACGGAGTTAAGCCAACGAGAAACAACGTGCTCGAGCGCATCGGCAAGGTCGAGTTCGAGGGCAAGCCATTTGATTACGGGGCACTCAAATACGCCACAGGGAATAAGGCGAAATGGAGTCCGTTCCGAGTTGAGGAGGACACCGACATCCTTTACGACAAGAACAATCAGGCACTTGATTTCGATGGAGAAATCGACCTTTCCGAGTAAGCTTCAAATTAAATAACCCACGGGGTGTAAAGCCTTGCATTTACGGATTTACACGGGTGTAAAAAAAGGGGTGTAAATCTATTACTACGTAATAGGGATTTACACCCTACACCCCAAGGGGCTGAGTGCAGACACGTGCGTGCGGGCTAAAGCCGCGCCCGCACTCGTGCGCTGTGGCTGACGGTCTGCACGCAACCCCCCGCGGTGTAAACGGGATTTTCGCGTTTCGCCGCTTTTCAAAAATTTCGACAACTGAATCAAACGAAAGGGGTTCGTTATGAAATTCGACCCATGGACATTCGTCGGCTACCTGATCGTGTTGGCGCTGTGCACGCTCGGGCTGCTGCTCATCCTGTGGGGCTGCCTCGCCGTGCTCGCGCAGATCAGGGGACTTTGCTGATGGCGGGGGAGTGGTCGGCGTTTCTCGCCATGCCCGTGCCCACCGTCACGCACAACGACCTCGTTCCGTTCAGGCGCAAGGGTAAGCTCGGCATCCGCAAGTCCGACGAGCTGAGGGAGGCCGAGGACAGGATCATCGCGAGGGTCATCGCCGCCGGCGTGCCCGATGAGCCCTTGGCCGGCGCACTCAAGCTGACCGTCAGGTGGTGCTTCCACGTGGTCGGCAACCACAGCCAGGGCGAGCCGCACCTCGTAAAGCCGGACACCAGCAACCTGCTGAAGACGCTCGAAGACTGCCTGACCAGATGCGGGGTGATACGCGACGACTCGCTCATCTGCCTTCATGACTTGGGCAAGGGATGGTCTGACCCGCAGGGAATCTACGTCCGCGTCGAGTGCATCGGCTTCGATTCGGGGGACGGCACCGCGACCATAGACACAGAGAAGTAACGGGAGAAGGGACACAGGCAATGGGAGGAAACAGCGCGGGCCGCGTGCAGACGCGCAGGTTCCACAGGCTCAAGGCGGAGTTCTTCGCCAGGTGCCAGGCCGAGCGCCCGGTGTGCTGGCTGTGCGGTCAGCCCATCGACTACTCGGCTGACCCCGGCACGACCGCCGACTCGCTGACGCTCGACCACCGCGTGCCCGTGAGCAAGCGACCGGACCTGCAGGAGGATCCCGCGAACTTCGAGCCGGCGCACTTCGCGTGCAACTCGAGACGAGGCAACGGCGAGCCGCCCGTGAGCCTGGGAGTGCTTAGCCGCAAGTGGACAGCGGACTGACGGGGGAGGGGCGGTAGGCGATCTACCTGCGGGTTTAGCGGACTACCATCCGCGTGTGCCTTCTTCCTCTCTCCCCGATATTCCGATTTGGAATACCCGCAGGTAGAGGGGTGTTTTTGATTGATGTTTGGGGAAGATGCCCCGAAAAAGCCGGCGGACGAGGTGATTTTGGATGAAGTTGGATGAACTTAAAGGCTTCTCAGAGACGTTTGAAGATGCCGTTTTGCACGCGGACTGGCTGAGAGACCCATACGGCAATATCGCCCCGAAATTCGTGGCTACAGTCCGTTTGGGACGGTCTTTAGCGCAGAAACTCGATAAGCTGGAGCAGCACGACTGGATAAACGCCGCCGACAAGCCCGACACGACCACCGTGAGCCAGTACCTGAAGGTCCTGGACGCGCTGAAGCTCAACCCGAGCTGCGATAAGTCCATCAAGGCCGAGCCGCAGAAGAAGAAGTCGAGCTCGCTGGCGGCATTCACATCCGGGTTCAAGGTCGTGAACGGTTGATGGGCGCACTCCACGTCAAAGCGGAAGAGAAAGGTTACGCCGAGCCGCGAATCTGGACCAAGCCGCTGCGTGAGCTCACACCCGAGACATCGTTGGGCTTCGAGGTCATCGACTACGCCCGCGAGGTGCTCCACGTGGAGCTGCGACCGTGGCAGAAGTGGCTTCTCATCCACGCGCTCGAGCTGAACGAGGACGGCAGCTACCGCTTCAAGAAGGTCATCGTCCTCGTGGCGCGACAGAACGGCAAGACGATGCTCGCGAGCGTGCTTTCCAGCTGGTGGCTGTTCGTCGATTCCCAGCGCCACCCCGAGCGAGTACCTCCCGTGAAGTTCAAGATCGTCGGCACCGCCCAGAACCTCGACATCGCGCGAGAGCCCTGGTCGCAGGTGCGCCTTTGGTGCAACCCCGAGCCGCCGAGCGAGGCCGAATCGGAAGTCGCGATAGCCGATCTTCAGGAGGCGACCAACAAGGTCTCGGACACCAACGGCAAGGAGTACATCCAGGCGGCGTCGCTGGCGCACTACGAGATCCGCGCCGCCAAGAACGCCCGCGGCAAGCCCGCCGCCCGCGTCCTCATGGACGAGCTGCGCGAGCAGGAGAACTGGGTCGCTTGGAACGCCACCTCGCAGACCACGAAATCATTTTGGAGCGGTCAGCTCTGGGGAATCTCCAACGCCGGCGACGCGAAGTCGGTCGTCCTCGCCGCGCAGCGCAAGGCCGCCCTCAAGGTGGTCGCCAGCTGGGAGAAGCTCGTCGAGAAGCGCGGCATGGACCCGTTCGAGTGGGCGGACAAGCACGACAACGCCATCGGCATCTTCGAGTGGTCGGGCCGTGACGGCTGCGAGCTTGACAGCGACGAGGACCTCCTGCAGGCGAACCCCTCTTGCGGCTACGGCGGCATGACGCTCAAGTCGCTCAAGTCCGACATCGACGGCATGACCGAGGCGGCCTTCCGCACCGAGGTGCTCTGCCAGTGGGTCACGGCTGACGTGACGCCTTACGTTGACGTTGACACGTGGGAGTCGCTCACCGACAACGACAGCCGAATCCCCGAGGACGAGCGCGTCGTGCTCGCCATCGACACCAGCGAGGACCGCAAGACGACCTACATCGCGGTCGCCGGCGCGAGGGGCGACGGCCTTGATCATGTCGAGGTCATCGCTCGCCGAGACGGCAACCTATGGGTGCCGAAATACCTCAAGTCCGTGCAGGAGGCATGGGGCATCGACGAGGTCGCGCTTCAGTCGAAGGGATGCCCTGCGGGGGACTTCCGCGACATGCTTGAGGAAGAAGGATGGACGGTCCATGCCATCGAGGGCAGCAAACTCGGCTCCGTAGCGGGCAGCTTCAAGGATGCGGTACTCGATGGGACCATCCGCCACACCGACCAGCCGGTCCTCACGCAGCAGCTCAAGTGCGCTGTCACCCGAAAGCTCGGCGAGGTCGATGTCTGGACGCGCAGGGCATCGCAGGGTCAGATCTCGGCGGTTGTCGCCGCGAGCGAGGCGCTCTGGGCGCTGCGCAACTGCGAGCGACCGGAGCCCAAGGCCAAGCCTTCGCCCTATCCGCTGACGATTATCTAGGAGCTGACACATGCGTTTTTCCGACCGCATCAGGGCGGCTTACGATGGCTTCACGGGCAAATCCGAGACTGCCGAGAATGCCGCCAAGCAGTCCAAGACCACCGCGCAGCACGTGCTTTCCCATGCGCCGATGATTCCTCCCGGTTTGGCCGAGGATATCGCTTTCGGCGATTACGACCGCCGCGACCTGTGGGCCGCGGAATACAGCGTACGCATGGTGGTCGATTTCGTGGCGAGCAAGATCGCGGCGCTTCCGTTCCATGCGTACCGCGTGAAGCCCAACGGCGACCGCGAGGAGGCTCCTAACTCCGAAATCGGCAAGCTCATCGCGGACCCCAGCTACGTTGCGAACGAGACCCGTTACCGTCTCATCCACTCGCTGGTGGTCGACATGATGCTCAACGACCAGTGGCTGATGCTGCTCACGATGGACAAGGACTACGACTACCGCCTGCGCCGCATTCCGTACGGCACGTACTCAGTGCAATATAACGCTCTCGCGGAGCCGACTGGCGTCCAGATCACGCTGCCCAACGGACAGGTCAACTACGAGCTGCCGAACAAGAACGTCCTGCTGTCGCTCGGCTACCCCGGCGCGGTCGGCAATCCCAAGCCAATGTCCGGCGCCTTGGGGCCGCTGCTCACCGAGGCGCGCGAGCTGGCGAGCTACCGCCGCTTCATCGCTCAGAACGGCGGTCGAATCCCCGCCTACATCAAGCGACCCGCCGGCATGCAGTGGGCGAGCGAGCAGGCGCGCAATGACTTCATCCAGGGCATGCGCGCCTACCGCAAGGGCGGTGGCAAGGACGGCGGCTGGCCCCTGCTCGAGGACGGCATGGAAATCGTCACGGTCGATGCGTTCAAGCCGGTCGACATGGCCGACCTCGATGCACGCGACCGAATCGGCATCGCCGTGTGCAACGCATACCACATCTCGCCGGAGAACGTCGGTATCCGCACCGGCAACAAGTCGAGCGTGGAGGCCTACAAGGACCAGCTGTGGAACGTCGAGCTGTCCCCATACGTCGTTCAGCTCGAACAGCAGCTGAATCATGTCATCCCCAAGGCGGTCGGCGAGGAGGACGTCTTCATCCTCGCGAACATGGATGCTCAGCTGCGGGGTACCCCCAGCGAACAATACAAGGCGTTGAGCACGGCGACCGGTCGACCGTTCATGTCCCTGAACGAGGGCCGACGCAAGCTCAACCTTCCCGCCAAGGATGACGGCGACGAGGTGATCGTCCCGCTCAACGTCACCCAAGGCGGTCAGCCGTCCCCGCAGGACGGCGGCAATACCCAGAACGCCCAGACGGGCGCGAGCCCGAACGGGAGGTAACAAGATGAGCAAGCTCGATTTCCTCAATTTCGAGGTCAAGGCCGTCCCCGAGGAGGAGGGCGTGTTCGAGGGCTACGCCTCCACGTGGGAGCGCGACCTTATCGACGATGAGATCACCAAGGGCGCATACGCCGAGACGCTTTCCGCCGACTACCCGGACGGCGGCGCGGGAATCCCGCTCTACTGGGGCCATAACTACGATTCGCCGCTCAACTGCATCGGCGAGTCCCTTTCCGCGTGCGAGGACGAAAAGGGCCTGAACGTCAAGTTCAAGTTCGACCTCGACACGAATGAGGGCAAGAAGGCATACGGCCTGCTCAAGCGCGGCCTCGTGCACCAGATGTCAGTCGGCTTCCTCGCGCAGAAGACCGCTTGGGTCAAGGACGAGGGCGACCAGTGGTCGCACCGCCGCATCGAGAAGGTCAAGCTCTTCGAGGTCTCCGTGGTGCCCATCGCCTGCAACCAGCAGGCCGAGGTCACCGACGTCAAGAGCGGTCGAGCCATTTCCAAGGACAACGAGTCCCTCATCCAGCAGGCCATCGACTGCCTGCAGGATGTGCTCAAGAATGTCGGCTCCGATGACGATTCCGATGAATCCGATGAGACCGATGAAAAGGCTCATGCACTTGCCGAGCGCAAGTCTGAGATAGCAGAAATCGCCGAATACCTCGGCGGAGCAGTCACCGATTAGGAGGACAAACATGCGCATTAAGGAGCGTATCGCCGCCGAGAAGAAGGCGGCACAGGACATCCTCGCCAAGGGCGAGGAGAACCTCACCGATGAGGAGTTCGAGCAGCTGAAGCAGCACGTCTCCGAGGCCAAGAAGCTCGAGGAGCGCGCCGCACTGCTTAAGGACGGAGCCGAGTTCCTCGACAACGCCGCCGAGGGCAAGAACCTCGAGCAGAAGAAGGAGGAGAACGCCGTGACCGCGAAGAGCATCGGCGAGCATTTCGCCAACGAGCTGAAGGCAAAGGGCCTCACGGTCGCCAAGGCCAAGACCATCAACTTCGAGACCTCCGAGTTCGGCACCAAGGCCGCTGCCGACGTGAACCTCACCGGCGGCGCCGCTGGCTCCAACGCCCCGTACCTCACCGAGATCGACGATCCCGCCTTCGCCACGCGCCAGGACCTGCTCATCGTCAACCTGTTCGGCACCGGCACCATGGGCGGTCAGGTGCTGAAGTACCCGGTCTACGGCAAGCTCGAGGGCAAGCCCGGCGAGACCGCCGAGGGCGCAGCCGCCGCACACACCCACTTCCCCGACCCCACCTGGGAGAACGACACCCTCCACTCCATCACGGACCTGTGGGAGATCACCGACGACATGATCGACGACCTGCCCTATGTCGTCTCCGAGATTAACGACCACAACCAGTACGAGTTTGACCTGGTCAAGGAGAACGAGATCTGGAACGGCGACGGCACCAGCGACAACATCAAGGGCCTTGTCGCGCGAATCCCGTCCGACTCCGTTATTGCCGGCACCAGCACCGAGCCGCTCGAGGACCGCATCTTCACGGCAATCACAATGATCAAGAAGAACGTCAACCGCACGGCTGACGGTTTGGTCATCAACCCCGAGGACTACAAGACTCTGCGCCTGAAGCGCGACAAGAACGGCCAGTACTACGGCGGCGGTTTCTTCCTGCCGCCCTACAACGGCACCGGCACCCTCGTCATCCAGCAGACCCCGTGGGGCCTGCCGACCGTGGTCACCCCGACCCAGGCGAAGGGCAACTGCGTTGTCGGCGCTTTCAAGACCGGCAAGGTCCTCTCCCGCGGCGCGCGCACGCTGAAGACCAGCGACTCCCATAAGGAGAACTTCGGCTCCGGCATCACCGCCTTCCGCCTGAAGGAGCGCTGCACGCTCCAGGTCAAGTACCCGTACGCCTTCGTCAAGGTGTCCACGGACGAGGCCAAGGTCGTCGCGCAGTCCGACGATTCCGGCATCGAGGTCCAGTCCGACGAGCCCGTTGCCGATACCGCGACCGCCAAGACCGCCAAGACCGCCAAGGCCACGAAATAGCCTCGGCTGACTGATTGGAAGGGGGCATCATGACCGAATCTTTCCTCGGCGACCATACCGACTACAGCGGGCTCGATGCCCCTATGTTCAACGCCGCCGCCGTGAGCGCCATCCGCGGCTACTGCGGATGGCATATCGCGCCGTCGGTGGAGCTGTCCGGCAGAGTCGGCTCCGCTGGCGGCAAGATCATCTGCATCCCCGCGCTCAACGTGACCGAGGTCACGAAGCTCGCGTTGGCCGATGGCACCGACCTTCTGGACGGTGCGCAGTGGAATTTGGACGGCCTTGTCGAGCTGGCGGCGCCCGTCGAGCCGTGCCTGAGCGGCATCGAGTACACCGTCACCGCTGGATTCAACCCAGATGACGTGCCCGACCTCATCGCGGTCGCGCTCCAGGTCTCCCGCCGAGCGGCGAGCGCCCCCGCGGGCACCGTGCGCTCCCAGAGCGTCAACGGCGCATCCGTCAGCTACGCATTCAGCGGTTCCGGTGCTACGTCCGTTCAGCTCATGCAGGACGAGCGCGAGATTCTCGACAGGTATAGGATTGCGAGGCTCCCGTGAGCGGCTCTGATTTCGGCAATTTCGGTCGACCGCTCAAGCGTCTGCGCGCATCCCTTGTGGAAGACCCGTACAATCCGGCGCGCACAGTGCCGGATTGGGATGGTGAGGTCGATGAGCTCACGTTCAACGGCTTCATCGCCACGGCATCCTCGGTCATGACGCCAGATGGCGCACGCGAGCAGGCGGTGACAGCCGTCACGCTCACGGTGGCTGACCCTAATGTCGACATCAAGCGCGGCGACCGAATCAAGGACGGCTCGCACGTCTACACGGTGGATGTCGTCCCGTCTGTCGATGCCAACCCGTTCACGGGCTGGCAGCCGACCCTCGAGGTCGGCCTTCAGGAGGTGGAGGGCTGATGCCTGCCGCAGGTCAGACGAAAGTCAAGTTCAACGACAAGTTCTTCGATGACATCCTCCACAGCGCAGGAGTCGAGAGCATGTGCCTGTCCAAGGCGCAGCAGGCGCTCGCCAACATCCGAGCGACCGCACCCGTCGACACCGGCTCGTACCGCAACGGTTTTTGCATCGAGGTGCATAAGTCGGCGCACCGTAACTCCTATCGCGTGGTCGGCCATGATTGGAAGACGATTCTCCTTGAGTACGAGGGCGGGTATCTCGCCCGCGCCCTGAAAGCGGTGAAGTAGATGCAGATGGTGGTCCCTCCCGATCTGGAGATGTTCCTTTGCGGGTATCTCCGCGCCGTCCTCGGCACGAAAATCGAGGTCGACAATCGCGAGCCGTCAGATTTCGACGGCGGCACGCCCTATTGCGTGGTGCGCGACGATGGAGGTCAGAAGACCGGTCTCACCACCTTCGACCGTTCGGTCGGCATCTCCATCTATGCGGGGAACCGCCAGAGCACACTACAGGCCGGAGAGCTTGCCCGACGTGCCTTCGCCGCGCTCACGTCCCCGACCATCGCCTATGAGAAGGGGTCTCCCATCGCAGCCGTCATCGATGACGGATGTAACGGCCCGTATCGCGTGACGGACCAGCACGATTCGAGCAAATGCTACATGACGGTCGAGTATTCGGTCGTCGGTGCAATTGAGGATTAAGGTTAGGGCTTTGCCCTGGAAAGGAGCCTGCAATGGCTAAAGACAAGCAGGGTAACGACCTCGCAAACGTAGGCGTGCCCGTAACCGGTGCAATCTGCATCGTCCCGTACGCCGAGGGCAACGTCATCACCCGCACCATGATCGGCAAGAAGAATGCCACCCCGAAGCTCCCGGAGGTCTACGCGCGCGACACCGCATGCCTCGGCCTCATCGCCAGCGACGGCGCGCCGCAGGACTCGACAGAGACCGGTGACCCCATTGAGTTCTGGCAGGGTGGCTACACACTCAACGGCGATACCACTATCTATACCGCGCTCACCATCGCCGAGGATAACGACCTTACCCGCGAATTCTGCTTCGGCGAGAAGCCCGATGCCGACGGCGTCATCGCGGTCGATACCTTCACGCCCGACACCAAGTGGATGGCCTACGAGGAGATCACCTACAAGAACGGCAACGTCGACCGTCGCGCCGGCGTCATCCAGGTGACCGCCAACGAGCCGGGTCAGGCCGAGCGCGGCTCCGTGCTCGGTCGCGCCGTCACCATCAAGTGGGTGCGCGACGACCTGTACGAGGGCAAGGCATTCATCGAGGCGCATTGCACGCCCGCCGATGCCACTGCGACAGCCGATTCTGCCGCAACTGGCAAGAATTCCTAAGCGAAATACAGCTTTCCCTTCTCTTGTTGGGCATCGCGCTTCGGCGCGGTGCCCTTTTTTTATCGGGGGACCCCAGCCGAACAATGTCCATGTCGTAAGAGGCCATTCGAGAGAAGGGAAAGTCGAGATGGCTGAAGAGAAAGAGTTCGAGCCGACCATCGAGGACTTCGAGAACTGGACCGAGGAGAAGGAGCAGGCCGAGTTCGAGCGCATCGCCGATGCGAACAAGGTCATGTATGTGATCGGCGACAACACGCTGTTCGTCCGCACGTCCGCCGGCAACGTCTACCGCCTGCCCATGTGCCCGAGCTACGCCGATGTGGCTGCAATCCAGAGCGGTACGGATAACGATGCCCTCGAGCACCTTTGCACGCTCATCGAGGGCGGCAAGGGCGGCACGGATGCCGTAGAGCGCTTCAAGGCCGAGCCGCTCCAGACGATGGTCAAGATCCTCGAGGTCTTCGGCGAGAAGCTGGCCAAGACCCAGGGGGCGACCCTGGGGGAATAGCCGGCTTCATCGCCGAGCTGAAGGAGCACGAGGACGCCGCGAGGGCTGATTTCGCGGCTAGGGGATGGAGCCTGCAGGCCGACCTCGGAAGCAGGCTCCGCTATGCGGATGCGATCGCGCTGTTCAGGGCGCTCTCAGGAGACCCGGCGACCTCAACAGGTGCGCACGTGGCAGGTCTCAAGTATCCGACCAGTTTTGCCGACATGTTCATCGTGGCGGCTTTGACCAAGAACGAGTTCCCGTCTCCCATCCCGACCGAGGAAGAGCAGCTCCGCGCTGCCTCCTTCAAGGCCTCTGGCGATGAAGCGCAGAAGGCGGCAGAGAACATGGCGCCGCTGTTCGCTTCGCTTTACGAGTAACGAGATCGGGGGAGATCGCGCATGTCATCTGAGGTCGGTTCCGCACATATTTCGATTTTCCCCGTGATGACGGGCTTCCGCTCCAAGGTCAACAAAGAGGTAAAGTCGACCGGCGACGAAGCCAGCAATTCATTTAAAAGCGCATTCAGGAACGCCGGCGGAATCAGTGGCCGGCAGCTCGGAAAGCAGCTGAAGGAATCCTTCGCCGCATCATCCATGGGCTTCGCCGACGATGCCCTCAAGGTCTTCACCGATGACGTGAAGGCCGCCACCAACGAGCTGAGCAAGGCCCGCATGAAGCAGGCCGATGATGCCGGGCGAGTCCGCGTGGCCGAGATGAGGCTGCAGGATGCCATCGCCAAGTACGGCGAGGGCTCCACGCAGGCAGTCGCCGCCGAGGAGCGCCTGGCATCCGCACGCCGTAAATCCGAGCAGAGCGCCGCCGACGTGAAGGCCGCGACCGAGAAGCTGAACATCGCCAATCAGTTCGCCGCTAAGGCGCAACAGGATTTGGCTCAGTATACAAACCAATCGTCCAACGCTTTCGCCAGCGCTGCCAAGAACTTCCTTGCCGGCGCAAAATCGCTGGATGCAGGCAAGAGCTCCATAACCGGCATGGCCGGCGCCCTGGGTTCCCTTGTCCGCGCCGCATCCGGCATTGACATGTGGGGCCCTATCGCCGCTAAGGCGACAGCCGGTCTCGCCAGGGTAAAGGCATCCATCGGCGAGTTCGCCAGCAGCGCCAAGAACAAGATGCAGATTGCCGCAGCCGAGATCGGAAACGCAATCTCGGACGGCCTGTCACGCGCCGGAAGCAAGGTGCAGACGGTCGTGAGCAATATCGCGTCAAGGCTTCCGCAGCCGATTAAAAGCGTCTGCTCGACCGCGCACACGTGGTTCTCCAACGTGGAAACCGCGGCGAAGTCAGCCTTCGACAAGCTGCCCGATTCCGCCAAGACCGGCATCGAGGGCGCGAAAAGCGCCGTCTCCGCCGGCATGTCCGCAATCGGCAAAATCTGCTCTTCCGCAGCCAGCGCATTCAAGAGTATCTCCACCGCTATCGTCGGCGTGGGTGCCGGCGCCACCCTCGCACTCGGCAAACTTGCCGCAACGGGCGGATTCAACCGCGCCCTCAGCATCGAGGATGCGCGCGCGAAGCTGAAGGGCCTCGGCCACGATGCCGGCAGCATCGACGAGATCATGAACAACGCCCTGGCTTCGGTCAAGGGCACCGCTTACGGCCTGGGGGACGCGGCGACCACGGCATCCCAGCTCGTGGCGTCCGGCGTCAAGCAGGGCGACCAGCTCACGAGAGTCCTCAAGACGGTCGGCGATTCCGCGCAAATCTCAGGTCGAGACTTCACGGAGATGGGCTCCATCTTCTCCAAGGTCGCCGCATCCAACAAGCTGCAGGGCGAGCAGGTCAACCAGATCCTCGACTCGGGCATCCCCATCCTGCAGTTCCTCGCCAAACACTACGGCATCACCGCCGAGGAGGCCCAGAAGATGGTTTCCTCCGGCAAGGTCGACTTCGAGAACTTCGCAGCCGCCATGCAGGAGAACCTTGGCGGCGCGGCGCAGTCCGCTGGCGGCACCTTCAAGGGCGCGATGGCGAACGTCAAGGCCGCTCTCAGCCGTCTCGGCGAGAAGGCCATGACCCCCGTCCTGAACGGCCTGCGCGATATCTTTAATGTCGCTATTCCGCTTGTGGACGCCGTCACAACCAAGCTGACACCCGTTTTCGAGCAGTGGGGAGACTTGGTCTCCAACACCATCGCACCGATGATCGTCGGTGCTTTCGAGAAGATCACGTCCGTACTCAACGGTGACAGCTTCTCGGGCTTTTCCAGCGGCATCATGGCAACAATCCCATTGGTCGGCTCCCTAGTCGCCGCCATGGGAGGCACCGGGCTTCTCGGCACCATCGGCGAGCTTCTCGTCAACATTCCCATGGTCGGCCCGGCCCTAAAAGGCCTCGTGGGGGAGTCCGCGCTTCTCGGCAACGCGCTCAAACTGCTCGGAGGTCCCGTCGGTATCGTGCTGTCGCTCCTCGCCGGCTTGGTCATGATCAGCCCAAAGCTACAGCAGACGCTCGGTCAGGTGGCCGGCACGGTCGGCTCCGCGCTCATGGGCGCGGTTTCCACGCTCGCCCCCGTCCTGCAAGACATCTTCGACAAATGCACCAGCGCGGCATCCGAGATTTTCCCGGTGCTGGTCGAGTGCATGGGTCAGATTTTCGAGACGCTCGGCACCCTGATCGCCCAGCTTGCCCCCGTGGCGGCTGAAATCCTGCAGCCGCTGCTCGACTGCATCTCCCAGCTCATCGAGCCGCTGACCAACATCCTGACGGTAATCTTGCCGCCGCTGACCAGCCTGCTTGACGGCCTGGTCATTTTGGTCGGCAGCGTCCTGTCGTTCATCGGCCAGCTGTTTGCGGGAATCGAGTCGCTGCTGCTGCCGATCATCACGGCTGTCATTCAGGGCGTCTCCGACCTGCTCACTCAGTGCAGCCCGTGGCTCGACCAGCTCGGCTCCACCTTTGAGACCGTCATGGACCTCATCGGCGATGCGCTCGAGGTGGTCGGTGCCGCCCTCAGCCAATTCCTCGCGGTCGCCGGCTCCGTGATCGCGGGAGTCGTTCAATGGATTGTCGGAACCCTGCAACCTGCTTTTGCCGCGATGGCGCCGTTTATCTCGGGAATCGTGTCCTCCGTCAATCAGGTGATCACCTCGATCGGCCAGGTCGTGCAGGGCGTCGTCGGCCTGGTGCAGGGGATTATTTCCGGAAATTGGGCCCAGGCGTGGGCGAGCTGCCAGCAGATCGCCAGCGGCGCGGTCGGTGCGCTCGGTGGAATCCTGCAGGGCATCTATAACGCCGCCATGGCGGCTGTCTCGGGCGCCGGAACATGGCTGTACAGCGCCGGTAGCCAGATCATCTCCGGTCTTTGGAATGGCATCTCGGGTGCAATCGGTGGCCTGTACAGCAACATTAAGGGCGCGCTGTCCGGCCTTGTCAGCAAGGCCAGGAGCGCCCTCGGCATCCATTCCCCGTCGCGCGTGTTCCGTGACATGGTCGGCAAGTACATCCCGCTGGGCATTGGCGTCGGCATCAAACGCAACACCCCCGCACTGCTGGCTGACGCCGACAAGATGACCAGCTCTCTGGTAGAGCGCGTCAGCGGCGCGTCCGCGGCGGTTGACGTGGCGGCTGGCATGTCGCCCGCCTCTGGGGCAAACGGCGCTCAGGCGGCTTCTGGTGGCGCTTGCGGGCTATCCGTCGAGGACATTATCTATGCAATCATCACCGCGCTCAGCAGAATCGGTGCGCTCAAGCTCGATGTCGACCTCAAGACGCTCGCGATGCTGCTCGCGCCGTCAATCGATTCAGAGCTCGGCAAGCGCGACGCGATGGAGGTCTAAATGGCTGATTCGAGACTTGGAATCTTCTCCCGTAACGACATGTTCGTCGATGACGGCACGGTCACCGTCAACGGCGTCAATCTCGGCGGAATCGGCTGGTATCTCACAGCCGCCCCGGAGGTCGAAGCGCTCGCGTTCAATACGGCATACACGTCCATTACGGGAACCCACGGATCGCGCGACCTGTCACTTACGGATGGGGGTGGACTGGCGTACGCGGACAGACGCACCGTGACGCTTCACCTTCGCACGCTCGGCACATGGCAGGAGGCCGTTCAGTCGAAACTCGCGCTCGGCTCGATGGTCGGTCGCGATGCCCGAATCACATGGAATGCGCTTCCCGGTGATTTCGTCGGCAGGCTCGAATCGTCCAACCCGAGCGAGGTCTGGCATGGCGGCGTGTTCGCCTACTACGAAATCGACCTTGTAATGAGCGCCATGCCCATGCTCTACGGTGCCGAGACCACCGTGAGCGGTACCGAGCTGACCGTGAGCGGTAATTGCAGGGTTTTCCCCAGGTTCACCGCCATCCTCAAGGCCGAGTCGAAACTGAAGATATCGCGTGACGACGGGGTCTTCATCGAGGTCGAAGCGGAAAAGGTCTTCGGTTCCGGCGTCGAAGCGGTAATCGAGACGTCTCCAACCAAAAAGCGCGGCGTGTATATAAACGACGTGCTGACCTGCCCGACACTCACATCCGATTTCTTCGACCTGCCAGCAGGGGACTCGACCATCACAGTGGTCGGTGCAAGCAGTATCACGACATCCTACGAGCCGTTATGGCTCATCCCATAGGAGATCACTAGATGCCAAAGAGATTCATCCACTTCAACCGTTTCGGCGCATACGTCGGGGAGCTGACGCCTTTGCAGGCGACGCGCACGCGCAGCGTCGACCAGTGCGGTGTCGACAAGGTCGAGCTGATTCTCCTGGACAACGGTATAGACAAATACGACCGAATCGTTTTCACGGACTCGCTGCGCCGCACGTGCGAGTGGATCGTCATGTCCTCACGTGAGTCGAGGGCTTCCAATGTCCCAGTCTGCAAGGTCAACTGCTACGGCTCCATGCAGGAGCTTTCCCGCCATTTTATGTCCACGCTTCGCCGCGGCTCCGGCGATTCCCCGTCGCAGGCGCTTGCAAAAGCGCTGGATGGCACACGCTGGTCTGTCGGCCCCTGCGACGAGGGCAGCGGTACCTACAGCGTCTACCACCAGTCATCGCTAAAATCCATTGAGGACATTGCGGACGCCTACAAAATGGAGGTGAAGCCGCTCATCGAGCTTTCCCTGGACGGCAACTCGATTGCCAAGCGCTCCGTATGCCTAGTTAAACGCATCGGTCGCGCGAACACCGCATTGCGCCTCGATTACGGCAGCGGGCTGTCCGGCATCGACCGCGTGCTGTCCGCAGATGACGTCGTCACTCGACTCTACTGCTACGGCAAGGGCGTGCAGACGACCGATGAAGACGGCAACGCGACGGGCGGATACTCCCGCAAGATCACATTTGCCGAGATCAACGGCGGCAAGGAATATGTCCAGGACGATTCGCTACTCCAGACGTGGGGCGTCTACGGCCCTGACGGCACCCTGGTCCATGCCGAGGGCATCTTCGAGGACGGAGACTGCGAGGACAAGGCGACGCTTCTCGCCGAGGGCAAGGCCGCTCTCGCAGAGAGGTCGAAACCCGTTGTGAGCTATGAGGGCACGGTTGAGGCCCTCGGTCGCGCCGGGTTCGATGCCAATGCCTGCGACCTCGGCGACAACCTCCAGATGGTCGATACCACATTCCCCAAGCCTCTACGCCTGACCGGTCGAGTGCTTGAGATCGCGGAAGACCTCCTCGGGGACGGCTCTCCGTCCAGCGTGAAGGTCGGCAACATCATCGAGGGCATCACGAAGCGCTCAGATCGCGTGCAGCAGACCATCGACCGTCTGACGGGCAGCGCCGGCAGCTGGGACGATGCCGCCACGCTCGGCAGCTCCTATCTCAACGGTGTTATTAACGGCCTGAATAACGTCATGAACCAGACCGGCGGCTATACCTATATCAAGCCCGGCAAGGGGCTGTACGTCTATGACAGGCGCGAGGACGACAACCCGACCATGTGCATCCAGATCGGCGCAGGCTACTTCCGAATCGCCGACGGCAAGAATGCGGACGGCACGTGGAATTTCCGCACGCTGGGCAACGGCCATGGGCTTGTCGCTGATGCGATCGTATCGGGTACAATCGACGCCAACCTAATCCGCGCCGGCGTGCTGCAGGATAAGACCGGCACTAATTATTGGAATCTCGACACTGGAGATTTTAGGCTTGCTGCTGGCGCCCAACTCGGCGGCAAGGACATCGCGACAACTGATACAGCCATAAAGTCCGTCGATGTCGAGTACGCGCAGGGCGATTCTCGCACCATAGCGCCGACGACGGGCTGGGAGACAAATGCCCCAGATTGGGTGGACGGCAAATACATCTGGACGCGCACGAAGACCGTCATGCAGTCGGGCGATGTGGCGTACTCAGATCCCGTGTGCATCAGCGGGGCAGACGGCCAGCAGGGTGCCTCCGGAAAGGGCATCAACGCCATCGTCGAGCAGTACTACCTGTCGACCAGCGACACGACCCAGGTCAACGGCAGCTGGAGCTCCCAGCAGCCGGCGTGGAGTAAGGGCAAGTACATCTGGACGCGCAGCAAGATCGCATGGACGGATGGCACCGTGAGCTATACCACGCCGTGTCTGGCCAAAGCGATCAACGGTGCGAATCAGATGGCCGGAAGCGCTATCAAGTCGACGGTGAAGCTCTATGCGAAGAATCAGAGCGACACCGTGCCGCCGACCGATGCCTCGAATCCCGAGCTTGGCTGGTCTGAGGAGATGCCGACGTGGAGCTACGGTTACTACATCTGGTCCATGAAGCGCATCACCATGGGCGACGATACCGTTCGATATACGACCCCTGTCCTTGAGAGCGCGTACAACAAGGCATGCCAGAGTGCACACGATCTCGACAGCTCGCTAACCGATCTCGATAGCACCGTGCAGGACCTCGCAAAGGACGGTGTGGTAACCGAGGCCGAGAAGGCGGCCGTGAAGAAGGCCATGCAGAATGTCGACAAGGAGCGTGAGGAGCTAAGCGACCAGTACAGGACGCTCAAGGCGAACAGCGCGCTTAATTCGCAGTATATCCTGAATATCCTTACGCCGAAATACACGGCGGCATTCGGCTCGACTGCCCAGGGAGGAACGTACGGCGAGTACTGCGACCGCGTCAACGACGTACTCAAGTGCAAGACTGCCAAAGCGCTCGAGACTGCGATTCTCGAGTACAACAGTGCCTACAGCGCCTACTCGACGGCCGTGAAGGAGTACGCCGCCGCAGCGACGGCGGCACAGCACGCAATTGAGCAGAAGAATGCCAACGACTATGCCGACGGCATTCTGAGCGCCTACGACGAGCAACTCGGGCAGCAAAAAATCTTCAACAGGCTGACCAACAACGGCGCCACTCAAGGCGTCTACATGGAGAGCGGCAAGCTCTACATCAACGCCAGCTACATGTCCGCAGGTACCATCGCGGACGCAAAAGGCCGCAACAGCTGGAACCTCAAGACCGGCGAGTTGACGACTAACTATATGACCGCCAACAACATCACTGCCGGCGGCACATTCAAATGCGGCAGCAGCAACTACTATACGATGCTCAACTCAACAGGTCAGATGGCCGGGTACAGGCCGACTACGAGCGGGTCCGCCAGCAAGGTCGCCTACATCGACTTCACGGCATCGACGTACAACAACGTCGACAAGAAGACTTACTACGGTATCCAGATGCAGGCACAGGGCAGCATCCGCATCTCGTCTCCGAGCATCTCGACGGCGGCGACATCCAGCACGAGCGTCACGACCACTACCGGGCGCACTGAGACGATCTCGCAACAGCTGGTGTCGTCCGTACGCGACAACGGCAGCACCATCAGCTGGACGTACGGCAACTTCACGCTGGGCATGATAAACGGGCTGGTCACGTCGGTCGGCCTCGTAGGAACATGATGGGAAGGATTAAGAAATGTCTCATATCGTCGATTATCTTATTCACGATCCACTTGGCAATGTCGAGGGGCAGCTCGGGGACTACGACCCCGTGCGCCTCGAGGAGGCCGAAAAGAACGGCATGATTTTCATCGCCGTCATGGACGACGGCGAGCGTAAGCTCGTGAAGGCGGCCGACGTGAGCAAGCCGAAGCAGCAAAATCAGTATTTCACTGTGGCGAAGCCCGAGTACGTCGATGAGCGCACGCAGGCGACCGTAGCCGTGTTTGACGCGCTCGCGGATATCGTCAACCCGCAGACGGCGGCAGCTGACGAGAACGGTAGCGATGGGCAGCCGGTAGCTGACCCCATCGCGGCCTTCGAGAATGCACTGAATAGGCTGAAGAGTCTCCAAAACGGCAACCAGTCATAACGGCCGCAAGAGGGGGACGAGAGGTCGACCATCTTTCTGATTAGTAGGTATCAAGAAAGGTGGTCGACATGGCTCTCGATAGCTTCCGGCGCATCGTGATCGAGATTGACACTGCCAACGATTACATCGCTCCCATCATCCTGTCGCGCGGTGACGTCAACGGTCGTACATTGGTGGTCAAACTTACCGACAACGGCAAACCGGTGACCAACACGGACGGTCTCGTTGTCAAGCTGGCCTATAAGTCTGCTGGACAAACCTCCGGCTGGGTCAAGACGATGGCAAAGGTGGGCGGCTATGACACGGCGGCATGGTCGTGCTCGGCTCCCGGTAGCGTGCTCAACTCCGAATACGCAATTATGTGCATCCAGATCTGCCAGGGTTCCGACGTTGTCTGCTCACGCACGTTCCGCGCAGCGGTCGACAAGCCGATCATCAATTTGAGCCCCGGCACGGATGAAGGCGATGCGGTCAAGGCACTGCAGGAGATGCTTGCGTCCCTGGATGAGCAGCAAGCCAAATTCGATGCAGCGGAAAAGAAGCGCGAGCGAGGCTTCAAGGACGCTGCCGCCAAGGCTAACGCATCGGTCATCACGAATGTCGATGTGACGACACTCGGCCCCGGCAGCGAGGCGACTGTCTCGGTCGTCAAAGGCGAGAGCGGTCAAGCCCTCACGCTCGGGATACCGCGGGGCGCGAAGGGCGACACTGGCGCAAAGGGCGACCGGGGCGAGAAGGGCGAGCAGGGGCCGCAGGGCATCAAAGGCCCCCAAGGCCCTAAAGGCCTCCAAGGCGATGTCGGCCCTCAAGGCGAGCAGGGCATTCAAGGCCCCAAAGGCCCCCAGGGTCCCAAAGGCGAGACCGGCCCTCAAGGCGAACAAGGCCCGCAGGGCCCAAAGGGTCCCAAGGGCGACCCGTTCACCTACTCGGATTTCACAGAAGACCAGATCAATAACTTGAAGAATGGTCCCAAGGGCGACAAGGGCGACCCGGGTGAGACCGGCCCACAGGGTCCGCAAGGCATCCAAGGCCCGCAAGGCCCCAAGGGCGATCCGTTTACCTACTCGGATTTCACAGAGGCGCAGATTGCCGGCCTGAAGGGGCCGCAAGGTCCCAAGGGTGAGACCGGCCCGCGGGGCGAGCAAGGTCCCAAGGGCGACGTCGGCCCCCAAGGCCCGAATGGCATTCAGGGCGAGAAGGGCGACAAGGGCGACCCGGGCGAGACCGGCCCTCAAGGCCCGAAGGGTCCGCAAGGTCTTCAAGGCCCACAGGGTCTTCAGGGTCCGCAAGGCGACACCGGTCCTGCGGGCGTTCAGGGAAAGCCCGGGCCTCAAGGTCTGCAGGGCGACGTCGGCCCGCAAGGTCCCAAGGGCGACAAGGGCGACCCGTTCACCTATGCCGACTTCACCGAGGCACAGATTGCCGGATTGAAGGGTCCGCGGGGCGAGAGGGGCGAGCAAGGTCCCAAGGGTGAGACCGGCCCGCAGGGACCGCAAGGACCGCAAGGCCCCAAGGGTGACCCGGGCGGCACCGGCGGCTCGTCAGTCCGGGCTGGCGGCCAAGACCTCTCTGTCGTACTGGCCGACAAAATCTCGGCATCCGGCGGCACGGTCTACTCGGTACTTCACGAGCTTGTCGCAAGCGAGGACTTCTCAAATATCATGGTCGGCGACTATTTCGACGTCCAGGTTGAGTACATCCCCGCGATTTCGGACAGAAACATGCGTTTCGTCGTGGCGCACATCAATCCGTACAAGGGGGTGGGCAAACCCGAGACCACGAGCCATATAGCCCTCGTCTCGGCGCAGCCGCTGATGGTCGAATCTAGCTACCAATATGCCGCCGGTGGCTCGTACCTGCTGTGGAACTCCTCCAGCACGAACAACAGCCCTAATTACGGCGGGTGTCCGTACGCAGACTCAGTACTGCATAAAACGGAGATCTCGCTCGAGACAGGCATGCCTGACAAGTTCAAGCAATATATCATCGAAAGGCAGGCTTACCTCGAAAAACGCTACGACGGCTCCAGCGATTCGACCGGCAACTCGTGGACAAAAATCGGAAAGTTCTGGTCTCTGTCCGAAAAAGAGGTGTTCGGGTGCGACGTGTTTGGCACAAAGGGATACTCGGTCGGGGCTGATGTCCAGTTCGACCTCTTCAAATCGGGAGATGCTCTAACCGGCGGCAAGAAGCCGTGGTGGCTGCGCACCGTCGCCGGAGGCTCGGCAACTAAAGCCTGCTATGTGGACTCCACCGGTGCACCGATGGTGAAAGACGTGACCGGCGCGTATGTCAGGCCCCGCGTGGCCCTGCTTTTCGGGTAGGTTTGACAATCCAATCTCTTAGAAATCCCAGACGATTCGCAGGTAGTCAGCCGCTTTTCGTCTGGGATTTTTGCCTTTAAAGCGCGGGGGACGGTACCTCGATACTCGCGTTAAGCAGCAAGCATAGAGGGGAGGTGAGTGGATGGAAGTGCTAAAGCTCTTTGCGCCCTATGGCCCAGGGTGGCTCGGCGGTGTGCTTCTGGCGCTCATTGCCTTTTACTTCGGCAGGCAATTCCTCGAAGAGTACAAGCGCCAGAACGAGCGCAAGGGCGAGATTGACCTGAAGCGCGAGGAGCGCAAGCAGGACGAGGTCAAGGAGCGTGCCCAGCGCGACCGTGAGCGGTCGGAGATGGAGGGCCGCATCGCCGCCCAGATGGAGCGCTCGAACTCATTGATGGAAGCCATGAAAACCCTCATGGAGTCGGTCGTCACATCCAATGAGGTCCTGCACAACGACTTGGCGCACAGCCAAGCGCGCAGTCAGGGAATGGCAGAGAAAGTCGACCACATCTGCGATCGGGTCGACCTGATCTACAGCAAGGAATCAGGCAGATAGGAGCAATCGAATGAATGAGATTCAGGCTGGCTTGACGGTATGCACTGTGCTGGTCGTGCCATACATCGTGCAGGCCATCAAGACGAAGGCAATGACTGGCAATGCTGCCCGCTGGACGGCGATCGCTGTATCAGCGCTATACGGCGCGCTCACGGCTATGGCAAACGGAATGCCGGCTGACCCCGGCGCTTGGGTGACTTCCATTTTCGCCTGCGTCGGCGGCGTGCAGGTGGCCTATGCCGCCTTCAAGAGCGTCGGCGTGACCGACAAGTGGCTCGATGCACTTCTTGCATTGGGCGATATCAAGAAGGACTAGTCATGGCGATCACCCAGCGCGAGGCATTCGCGCAAGTCATGGAACATCTTGTCACCCATGACGGCGGCTCCGGTCATGGATACTCGCAATATAGTCGCATGGGCGACGGAACCACCGAGACAATCAGACTGTCCGACGGTACGACCGTGACAATCGCCGGTGGCGACCGCGACTGCTCGTCCGCAGTCATCACGGCCTTACGAGCGGTCGGCATCCGAACGTTCGGGGCCACGTATACAGGCAACATGAGGGCGGAGCTTCTCAAGACCGGACTCTTCGTCTGGCAGGCGATGGGGAAGGCCAGCGCCAAGCGCGGCGACATCTACCTCAACGAGAGGCGCCACACGGCGGTGTGCGTCTCGCCCTACGGTTCCGCGCGCGGCGACCTCTTGGCGCAATTCTCCATCTCGGAGAAGGGAACCGTCACCGGCGCCAAAGGCGACCAGACTAGGCGTGAGTCGAACATCAAGCCGTACTACAGCTATCCGTGGGACGGCAAGCTCGTTTGGAAGTCGGACGGCAAGACGCTCATCGGCTCCAACACCGAGGTCAAGGACAACACCGACCCAGACTTGGGCGACGTGCGCTATTGGGGACCAAAGTTCAATCGCGCCATACAAAAGCAGCTCGGCACGGCTGTCGACGGAGTGATGTCCGGCCAGTGGCTCTCCAACAAGACCAACTTCTGGGCAACCGGCGGCGGTGTGGAGTGGGCGAAGACCGGCAAGGGCGTCGGCTCGGACATGGTGCTCGCGCTGCAGAAGAAGGTCGGCTGCAAGATATACCCGGAGTTCTGCGGCGTGCAGCCGCGCCAGATGAACAGCGGGACAATCGTGCGGCACCAACGCTGGCTCATGGGCCATGGCATCTCGGTCGGATCGTCAGGCGCCGATGGCTACCACGGCCCCGACACCAACCGAGCGGTCGCCCAGGCAATAAAGCGCAAGCTCTACGCGGCTTAGTCAGGGGCTTATATGCTAGGCAACATCCTCATGGTGCTTTTAGGCGCACAGCTGGGAGCAGCCGTCGGTGTGCTCGCCATGTGCATCTTTATTAACCGCAAATAGCATCTTGCTCGATCGATGGTGCGGTCAGTACGCCAGGCAACAGGTACTAATAAAAATCGCCTAAAGCAAATGCGCCCATTCACCAAAAACGAATGGGCGCATTTCTTTGCCAGGCTGACAGCTCGCGTCCTAACTCAGTCCATAAGTGCTGAAATATGCAGGTCTATGGAAACCTGCGGAAATGAATAACTGCACTATGGAGCACTATGCTAACCTATGGGAGCCTTAACATGTGCAACATCCAGTAAGGATTTGTACATGCTAAGAGCGTCCTGCGCAGCGGGGCGCTC